AAGCCCGCTATCTGTGTTCGTGAGTAGCACATCATCCGTTGTAGCATTAATTGCGTTAACGTCGCTAAAGAAAGTGCGTAACCCAGGACCGGTTGGCATAGGAAACACACTATGGTGGGGTTGGTATAAAGCGCCCCTAAAGGCAACTTCATATTCAGCCCAAAGATACCCAACTTGACCAGTGGTGGCAACTTGGGTGTACACAAGCAACTCCTCTGCTATAGCATCGTCAAGGTCAGAGTGTGTGGCCGGATCTAACACGTGCCATCCACTAGGTTTAATGTCAATGTAGTTTGGTACCCAAAGTGGACCAAACGTGGCATTTCCTTGTGTCATTGCACGCTGCAAGAACGTCCCAGACTCAGGCGTCAACCCGACCTCGCTGGCTGACCGTTGACTAGTCAATATGACTTGTCCGGCCGCTGAAGTTGCAACTCGTGGAATATAGTGGATACGTAGACGATTCCATTTGTATTCCTCAAAAGTGGCAGCTGTTGCCCCCAACATACTAGAAGCAAAGTATGCTGGTGACAATAACGCCGACTTACCGAGTGAAAAGGTGGTAACACCAGTACCTTCAACGGTTCCAACAAAGTCATGGCCATTAATGATGGCCGTGTCTGTGGTACGCTTGATACTGGGTGCATTTGCGCGGATAACTGAACCGACGCTGACTGGTGCATTGATTCTCTCCATGGTAGGGATAGCTTTATCTCTCACTTGGGTCCCTGCCGGCCCAAGTGAGGTGTGTGAAGTTCGTAGTGATCGTTTCATCGTTTGCGGCAAACTTGTATCTGTAATATCGTACTGTTTGTCACTGGACCTTAGCAACCCCTGTAAGCCGACTGCTGAAGCCATAAGGATGCCCGACAGACCAAGTAATCTGGCCTCGCGGGCAAACGTATAGTCAGCCTCTTTTAAGTCGTCACCTACAGCATAGGCTGCGTCGTGTTTACGGCACACGGCGTCGAGTGTTGACAGAGCAGGAGCTGAGCCAACGACGCTTGATTGGATCTTCCCGTCTGAGATCCAAGGTCCACAATAATTATAGGGTAACATGTTAGAATGGTGATGAATGTATGTCTGTTAAGTCTATCACGGGATGAGGAGCGTACTTTAAATCTAGTGTGTCATAATATTTCTCTAACTCCACTTGTTCATCCGGTGTGAAGCCCCAGGCTTCAAAAACATCCACTCTTGCACGATTGCTGATATTCGAATACTTTGATTCCATACCCTTAGATAGCATTCGAGCACCACTCTGCATGTAAACTGCATCCGAGATTTGTGACGGGACCCCATGGCGCATGTAGCACATGTACAGTGACTGCATAATTGGCACGCCACTGCATAGGGCCAATCCACATTCACCCACAGCGTACAACCATTTACGCCACAGTTTCTCACTGGTCAACGGGACTAAGCTCATTGAGTCTTTCTCACGAGCTGTGTCAATATTACGAACCATGCGTGGTGATCCATCTGCGATAATACATCGCATTTGGCAAAATTCCACTTCTGGTAAGGTATAAACAGGGGTTTCTTGTGTCATGCGGAAGCCTAGGGTTTTAAACCAAGCATCAAGTCCTTGCATGAACTGCTGCTCATATACCCGCTCCATGAGTACCTGGCAGTCATCCCCGTTGTTCAACAGTCTGATTGGCACCTCACGCTCCTTGGCGTAAGTCCATACTGCTGCACACATGATTAAACAGTTACCGAGTCCAGTGTTCATATCACCAGACATACGCCGTCCTTCAACGTCG